AGCCGCCTTGACATAATAGGCATGGGTTTCAATTAGGTTTCGCTTGTCTAGCGCCGTTCTGGTTGCTTTGGGCAGGGACTCTAGACCGTATTCTTTGATTTCCTGATTTGTAAGCGTGCCGTCTATCCAATCATCCAGAATGATTTGAACCTTTTTGAAGTCAAACTCAAGCTTCCGGAGAAGCTGTCTCTCGGCTGATAACATTTTCCAATATTTGTGATGAAGTTCGTAGGACCGGAGAGACTGATTCGAGATGTTGTCCAACGTCGGAACAATAACCGAGTCTATAGCCCATTCCGTTTGAATATTTTCTAAATCCAAAATACACCCCTTAGTTGTTCAGGAATGTATTACACTGTATAGGATTTAATCCTTATGTCAAGCGATTAATGTAAAATCTTTGATACTTAAACGTCGCAGTTGCATCGATATAAGTTGCATCAGAACCTACGTCCATATCAAGTGCCGTCAAAGCAATAGGAAAGAGTTGAATGAACTGGACTTCAATGTTTGGGTTCTTAGACGATGACAAGATCATCAGGGATGCGTCGGAATATAATCCTTCTCCTGACATGGGTTTCTTCGCCGCGAGCGCCGCGTAGTCGGAAAAGTCATTGGGAAATCCAAGGCCAACCATCCAGTTGAAAAGCTCAAGATAGTTGCCGAAATCCTCATCAACCTTGAATGTCAGGGAAAACTCTTCAAAAGTCATGCCTGTGCCATTGCGCCAAATCTGTCCGAAGGGAGAAGCCTGTTGAATGGCATTCAGGTTGATGCCGGGAATGCTGGCCTTTTGGGCGAAGTATGATAGATTTGGAGCCCGCTTCATGGAAAAGCGGAAATTATGGTCGGCTAGGAAATTGGGATTGGTCGGCTGTGTAATAAGGTCTACCATTGGAATCCTCTTGGGTTTCCAATATTTAGACAAAATAAAGGGGGCCGAAGCCCCCATGCCTTAGTCGATAAACTGTAGAACTTTGTCGAGGAATTTTTCTTCCTCACCTTCCGGTGTATTGTTGAATTTCACCGCAAAGTTTCGACTTCCGATGATTGTGTTTGCGAGGTATTGCGCCGCAAAGTCTTCATTATCAAATGTGCTAACACAATTTGAAAAGGCGTTGAAGACTATGATACCTTCGCCCTTTTTCTCAACAATATGGCATCGTTCCATTGATTTCCCTCAGAATACCATGAAGGTTGACAGGCCCCATGCCTTGCGTGCCTTCATATATTCCTTTGTAGTGATCCCGGCATCAAAGTCAACCAAAATAAGGCGAGGGTCCTGAGTAAAGTGGGAATCATCAAAGGCGAGCCAATCGGCCTCTCCGTTGCGGGCCTCCCATTCCTGAATGGCCGCTAGGCGTGTAGCCATCTCAGCCGAGAGAAGCCCATGGGGGTATTTGGTTTGCCATTCGGGGTGAAGAACCTCTTCCTTAATGCCGTTGACCAACAAATCATCTCTGAGCTTAAGGCCGTCAGAATTATGATAAGTATTCATCACAATCTTGGCCTTGGCGTCTTCACATAGGCGATTGACGATAGCAACCGCATAAGGCGAGAGGTGCCGGTGCTTCGAAGCGGCAGGATTAACGAAGAATGTGGTGGACGGAATTAGGGGTCCATCTACGTCTAAAAATAAAACTTTTTGCATGGTATATTTCTCCTCATGAAACATAAGTATATAAGAAATTAAAATATGAGTCAAGCTCTATTGACGAAGGACTTAAAATGCGTTATAAAGTAGATAATCCGTATTCGGATTACAAAGGGCATAGACTATATACACATACCTATTCGGATCAACATGATACCGAAACGAAATACGAAGTTTTATACGATAAGAAACGAGAATTTATTGATTTTTCTATTTATCAAGAGTTAACCGAAGAACTGTTTCATATGTGGGTAGATTTGGATAGACCATCGCGAATGGAAATCAAAAGCAATGGTCCGCTATATCCAGAAGATATCATTTTAGCATGGATGGAACGCTTCAAAACTTAGAAGAGCGGAGCTATGAATGAGAGATACTTGGTTGAGTTTGAACGGGTTCTTTCTAAGTCTCGTTCCGACAATGAGTTGACAATTACAGAACGATATGTCTTTGATACGAAAGAGGAAGCCGAAGAATGGATTCAGGCGATGAAGACTCTTGGGTGGGACTCTTCACTCTTAAAACTTACAATGAAGGAAGCTGCATAATGAATATGGGCCATCAACTTGAGATTACTACTAAGGTCACGAAGGAACAAATCCTTACAGCCCTACACAAATACCTTGAAAAGCATATCGTAGACTATAAGGAAGCCACTGAAAACTACTGGAAGAGTCTTACAACGGACCTTGAAGACCGTTTGGCGGGGGCTAAGAACCGTGTCGAGCGTAACGACCGTTACTCTTATTCACGGCCTATTCCTGTGAATATGGAGAAGATGTATCAACAGTATATCGAAATGTTTTCTATATCTCAGAACGAGACATTTGATCTAAGCATGGCTGATTACGATTACATTTTCAACGATAACTGGCAGTGGATTGTTCAAGCCAAGACAACCAATTCCACCTATTCAAACGCTTCCGTAGGCTCTTCGTGGCGTTGACAAGCCCCTGATTCAGGGGTAGATTGATCCATCATATTGGGCGGCTGTCCTAGGAACCCTTGGGGGCTAAGGGTGGTTTCTGAGTCTTAGGACGGACGAAACTTTCTCATCTTAGGACGGGCAGAAACTAGCTGTCACTCTTAGGACGGGTTGGTTCCACATGCACCCCTGCCCGCCCAATATGACCCCCTTTCCGGAGTTAAGTATTGACTGATTTCTATACAAACTTTTGTATTCATAAAGGCCATCTTTTACTTCGGTGCGTAGAAAACGGCGAAAGAAACCGATACAAAATCCGAATTAAGCCTTACCTATTCCTCCCAACAGATAAACCCTCTCCATACAAGACATTAGACGGCAAGTTCGTCTTCAAGCGGGAATTTGACAACCTCCACGAGGCCAGAACCTTCGTGAAGGAACATGATGGCGTGGCCGGGTTTAAATACTACGGCATGACGAATCATGCCTATCCTTTCATCAACGATACCTATCCCGGCCATGTCGATTATGACGAAGATAAAATCGTCACGGCTTATATCGATATCGAGAACGAACACTCTCTCGATACCACGAACACGCCTGTGCCTATCACAGCTATCACGCTCTATGTTCAAAACATTTACCATGTTTTCGGGTTTGGAAACCCCAAGACAGGACAGAACTATGAGCCTCATCTAGATAACGTCGTTTATTACAAGGCCAAAGATGAAAGAGACATGCTCTTTAAGTTTTTGGATGTATGGCAGAGTATTGCCCCTGACGTTATCTCAGGCTGGAATATCGATTACTTCGACTTACCATATCTCATCAATCGTATGACCCTGATTCTTGGGGCCGATGAGGCTGTGAAGCTCTCCCCGTGGGGAGTGATTGAGCCTAAGATTATCGAACAGAAGTTGAGCAAGCGGGAAATTCTAACCTTCCTGATCTATGGCGTCAATATCCTAGACTACCAACATCTCTATAAGAAGTTTTCTTTCAAGGAACAAGAGAACTACAAGCTGAATACGATTGCAAATATCGTATTGGGTGAGAAAAAGCTTGACTATTCTGAGTATGAGAACCTACAGGACTTATACAATAAGAATTATCAGCTATTCATGGAATATAACATCCAAGACACGGGCTTGGTGAAACGAATCGATGACAAGGAACGAATCCTGAGTCAGGTGTTCGCGCTCGCGTATGACGGTAAGGTATCGTTCAATGATACGTTAACAACCGTTAATATGTGGGACGTAATCATTCATAATTACCTGTTGGACCAAGGCATTGTGGTCCCTCAGAAAACCCCTCCCTCAGTCAACATGTCCTCTCTGCCGGGAGGCTATAACAAAGAACCCAATCCGGGGCTTTATCGTTGGGTTATGAACTATGACCTAACGTCCCTGTATCCTATGCTTATTCAGCAATATAACATTTCTCCTGAGAAGTTATCGGGAAAGCTCCCTCTCATCTATCCTAGTGAATGGTCGCTTTCGGAACAATACCGACACGTTTCTTCTGTCATTAACGGTGCCGTTACGAAATATGGTCCGGAAATGCAGAGCACAAACCATTGTGTTGCTGCATCCGGATATACCTTCTCTAAGGATGAGCAAGGCTTCATCCCGGCCCTTATGGCTCGCCTCTTCGCGGATCGCGCGGAAGCCAAGGGAAAGATGCTCAACGCCAAGAAACAATTCGAGGCTACAAAGGATAAAAAGTGGGAGGCGGAAATCTCCCGCTGGCACAATTTCCAGTTGGCTAAGAAAATTCAGCTTAACTCATGCTACGGAGCCCTTGGAAACCCTTATTTCCGATGGTTCGATATGCGCTTGGCCGAGTCCATTACTTTGTCTGGCCAGCTATCTATTCGTTGGGTTGAAAAATATCTCAACAAATACATGAATGCTATTCTAGGAACGACGGATAAGGACTATGTAATCGCCATTGATACGGACTCCGTATACCTGACTTTCGGTGAGGTGGTGGATCAATACATGCCGGGGCTTCCGGACCTTGAGGTGGTAGACGCTCTCGATAAGTTTTCAAAAGAAAAGGTAATTCCTGTCATCAATAAAGCCTACCGAGACTTGGCTAAGATGATGAATGCCTTTGAGAACAAGATGGAGATGAAGCGGGAGAATATCGCCAACAAGGGCCTCTGGATGGCTAAGAAGCGGTATATCCTGAATGTGTGGGACTCCGAAGGCGTCCGCTACGATAAGCCTCACCTCAAGATCACGGGCCTAGAGGCGGTGCGGTCTTCCGTCCCGTCCGTCTGCCGAGAGGCCATTAAACACACCTACGGCCTTATCATGAACGAAAATGAAGCCGCAGTCCAAAAATATCTTGCGGATTTCAAGGAAAAGTTCTATAATCTGTCCTTTGAAGACGTTGCATGGCCGAGAGGCGTCAACGGGTTGGAAAAGTATAAGAACGTAACGAAATCAGTTCCTATTCATGTTCGTGGAAGCATAATCTATAACAAAGCTATTCAGGATGCGAAGTTACAAGATAAGTTTCCGCTTATTCTTGACGGAGACAAGATTCGCTTCTGTTATTTGAAGCTTCCGAACCCCGTCAAGGAAAATGTCATCGCGTGCTCGGATACATTGCCGCGTCAGCTAGGACTTGACCGGTATATTGACTATTCTACTCAGTATTCAAAAGCTTTCATGGAATCTATCAAGTCCATGTTGGATGTTATCGGCTGGCAAGCCGAGAAGAGAAACACAATAGACATGTTTTTTAAGGATTAAAAATGTCATTAATGGAAAAGTTAAAGAAGAATAGCACGGTCAAAGAGACGGCTATTCTAAACGAGTCAAAAGTTTTCGGTAAGAAGGATATGATCCCGACGACGGTGCCCATGATCAATGTGGCGCTCTCCGGGTCCATTGACGGGGGGCTTACTCCCGGTCTTACGATGATTGCCGGG